AATGGATCAAGAGAGAGCGTCTGAGAGAGGTAGATCTCTGCTGTCTCTAGCCTCGTCTCTCCGATTGTCAGCTTGGGCATGTCGGCCAGAAATACCTGATATATCATCGTGTCAATGATGATAGTCAGCATCTCGCTACTCCCCCGATCAACGCCAGTCCTCGGCATCCCCCACATGGTCCAGGGCGTCGCCTAGTTCCTTGATCTCTTGTTGCAACTCTTTGATGCACTCCTCGTAGTGCCGCACGCGCAGCTTGAGGTCTTCCTCTATCTCGTTTCTCTTGTTCCAAGCTGTGACCGCTTCTTCCAATTCATAGCCAGCCGGTCCTTCGCATCCACATTCAACACAGATGACACAAGCCCATTCTCCTCCGATGCCATCACCATCCTCGTAATGCGCAAACCATTCCTTGCTCCCGCAAAACGGACAGGGACGCAATATCATCTCTTCACTGCACATCGTTCCTCCCCTACTTTTGTACCACAGTACAATTCTGCCAGGGATCGCCGAAGGTTAAACTATGGGGGCACTTGTGGCAGACAATCGGCATCACTGACACATTCACGGCCCCCAGAGGATTCCCACCCTCCCCATCTCTCAGGTGGTCCTGAGTGTTCTTCTGGCTGCGTCCCCCAGTCATTGCACATCACCTTTTCATCACTGTATATAATCTGTCTACGCATCGGCGCATCACGGGAAGGAATGCCAACCCTATGGCTCGTTGAGTGTCCAGGAGTACGTTGCACTCGAACTCTTCAGCGGTCATTCCAGTTTGGATCGTTGTCTGGTTGTAGTTTATTACAACAGGTTGACGTATCATCTGCCTGACTGGTGCATTGCAGGCATCACACTTTATCTGCTCTGGCAAGAGAATGGACCCGCAATAAAAGCATCTGGGCAACCTTGGCGATGAACCCAGATCAATGACCATCACCCGCCCCCTTCAGCACCCTGTCCAGATCATCCAATGCGGCCTTGGCGTATTCTTCCCATTGTGCCGTGTCCTTGTTGTGCCTGTTTTCGAGCACCCAATGAGCAGAACCGCAAGCCGCTACCAGGTCAGGCAAGTTCCGCATCCATTCCGCCCAATCCTCCATCACGCCGACGAAGAGCTCGCCCTGAATGGCTTGCGCTGCCCACACGATGGGCACGTCGCCGTCATAGAGCCCGCCTGGTCGCCACTCCCAGTCAGAAGCCATCATTCCTCCCCTAGCTTCGCATTCCACGGTGCACCGACATAGATGCAATCGCAAGCTATGTTGCACTGCAACACGATCGGTCCATCCGATTCACCTACCATACGGCATCCCCTCACCACGTCTGTGGCCTTGACAGGTCCCACGATGCAGTTCTCCAAAATATATATGCATTCCTCTTCTCGATAGAGGTCACGTCGCCCACGATATACCAAAGTTACGTACATCGAAAAACTGTCTACGAGGGAATAAAGAATGCCAGCCTGCGGTAACCAGCCCTCAATCGTGACGCATCCGCGCACTCTGGCACGACTTCCAGGCGCTCCGCAACTTGAGCACAAACTGGCCCAGCTTGAGTTTGAACGACCACAATGCCCACACGTCCATCGACTATTCTCTATATCGGCCTGCGTCTCAATCTTGAGAATATTGATCCCAGACATGGCTTCTTTTGGTCCGGCCGGTTCCCTCTGAAGGAATAGTGCCGTGTCTGCATTGTCCAGTATTCTTTGGGAAACCGTCATCATCCCTCCCCCTTGGTTGCCTCAATGACTAACTCACAGAATGAGACCACCCAATCCTTGACGTGTGGCGGCAACTCATCTATTCTTTCTCGGACAAATCCCACATCCTTGTTATCCACCACGGGCTCACCAAAGACAAGCTCCCGATCCTGGTATTGCGTCCCTCGATAGCGCCTGTAGCGAATGCCTAGCTCTATGAATCTCATTATCCCTCCCCCTCACAGCCTCGGGCCAATCTGGACGGCATAGTCTATGACCTGGTCCTTTGTCTCCTCCCCGCTTCCGGTCAGGAAACCCAGGACATAGCGCAGGGAATCGACCCCATGATATGCTTCCTTGTTCTCGACGTCATCCGTGAACTCGCCTGTCCGACGGTTCTGCTTGCGCCTGTAGTCCCCGAGCTCGGAGAGCAGGTTGACGCAGCAGTCGTGGATGAACAGCCGTCCCTCACGCATCAAGCCCTGGATGCGCCCGATGCCGGCCCACACGTCGGACACCGGGGACGCGACCAGCGGCAGCCCGAACCCGGAGAAGTCGAGGCGCGCCTGCCGCTCTGACGGGCCACCCCCTACCCAGGCGAAGATCTGCTCTGCCTGCCCGGTCGCGGTGCCCTTCTCCGAATACCCGGACAGTGCCAGGATCTGCTTGACGTGCTCGCCCGTCGTCACCCCGAACGGCTGGACGTACTCTTTGTAGACGTGGATGGCCTGCCCCGTCGGGTCGAACGCCACCCACACCGCCGCGATCTTGGCACCGAACGGGTCCACCCCGACGAACCTCGGCCAATGGCGGGGCGGGTCGAACGCGACGACCTTGTGCGTCTCGTCCTCGTACATCGAGAAGATGGCGCCCTCCGGCGGCGCCCACACGCCGTAGTAGAGGCGCTTGAGCCTGTGCCCCGTCAGCCTGCGCAGCGCGGAAAGCCGCTTCTCCCCTGCCGGCGTGATCTGGCCCGTCTCCTGGTCATACAGCGCCGGGTTGTCGCGGTGCGTGGCCCGGAACAGCCTGAGAGACCCGTCGCCCTGGTTCCACCGCTGGAGGATCCAATGGGTCGGGGATGCCGGGTTGCAGTCCGCGATGATCTGCGGGTGGGGAATGACGGCCCCGCGCCCAGATGTCATCCTGATCAGGTACTCCCAGTCCCCTACAGCCATCTCCTCTACCTGGGCGACGTAGATCAGGTCGCGCTCGCCAGAGAGCGTCTGGCCGGGCCGGTCCAGTCCTCCGACCCAGATCCGGCTGCCGTTCGGGTAGTGGTACTCGCTCGCCCGCTGCCCGCCGTAGATGCGGACGAACGGCGCGTGCTTCTTGAGGAACTCGCGCTCCCACGTCAGCAGCACCGTTCCGTACAGGTCCTGCCGCACCTTGCGGATGATGGACACCTGCGCGCCCGGATACCGACAGCACGTCTCGTGTATCTTGTAAAGGAACCCGTGCGTTTTGCCACTATCGGCCGGCCCGTCGAGGACGCACTCCTGGTCCGTGCAGTCCATCGCCTCGCGCACGCCGCCGTGATAGGTGTACGGTGGCAGCGGCAGACTTGACTCACCCTCTTTCGTCCGCCGACGACGCTCCAGCTCAGCTCGTGCCCGGAGTTGTAAGGATGCTGAAAAGGTCATCACCAGCCGCCAATCGTTGAAGCTGTACCTCTGTCAATCGGGAAAGATCCACGTTCATTCCAAGAGTCTTGGTTGCTGCATCAATTCCCAGGATCTTGCACCGTCTGTCAATACACGACAGAACACCGTCAAGAAAATGAGAGTCACCTGCCTGACCCTTGACGATGCGCTCTACATACGCAGTTTTTACCTTGCCAGGCTGCTCATCTGGTGCGCCCTTCTGCTTGAACGTCTCGGCATCCTGACAGGAACGTACCCACGCGTCCCAGCATTCGCGCTCCACTCGGTCAATCTTGGCCAGCTCTTGAGCCTTGGCTGCATCAATGTCAATGAGAGCAGACTGCAACCACTCGGCCTGCAATGCCTTGATGTCACGGCTAACTGTGGCCGGGCTGATGCCCACCTCTTTGGCAATGTCAGCCTGTATCCAGCCTTGCAGATACAAGTCGGCTACCCGCCGCCTGTCCCGTGCTAGCTGTCCACTTGACCGTCTCTTACCCGTACTCATTATTCACCCAAGCATTCACTTTCCAACAACACAGCCTCAAGCCCCATTCCAGTCAAGCGCTCAAGTGTCACTGCGACATATTTTTCCTGCTTCTCAATTCCCAATCCGCGCCGTTCGTTCTGGTGCGCTGCGATGATGGTTGTACCACTGCCCAAGAACGGGTCAAGCCACACGTCACCGGGGTCCGAGTAGGCGCGGATGAAGAAGTCGGGAAGGGCGACGGGAAACGGTGCATCATGCCCAAGTCCTGCGCTTTCTGCCGCCGCTTCAATCACGTTGCTGGGTCGGGCCATCCCTTCTTTATACCCTTTTGCTTTGTCCGCTCCGAGTAGCCCACTGTTGGCCTTTGCGTTGTCTGGGCTGTAATCGAATATGGCATTGCTCTTGTGTTTCACGCCGTCCGGCCTGAATTTGATGTGCCCAGTTGAAAAGTGATACACCGGCTCAAAAGCGTCC